ATGGAAAATTCAGATTTGGAGATTAAAGGCCGCAGGCTCAAGAGAGAGGAAGCGCTGCTTCTGCTGCTCAGCGCCCTGACGTTCGAGAATTTCCTGGAGGAAAGGGAAAACTACAAGAACGGAACGTTCACCCTTACGCAGCGCGATATGACAGCGGCGCTCTTCGGCTTCGGAAAGAAGACGATGGCCCTTTACGCCTCCGGTTCGCTGGAAAGAACAGTTGCAGAACCGATCATCGCAAAGGAGAGATCGATCATCGCCGACATGAAAGCTGCAGAAGTGAACATGGACGTCCTTCTGCAGGACTGCGAACAGGAGGACGAAATCATATAACGAGGAGGAGGAGTATGGCGACGATAATCAACACTGAGACGGGCGACAAGGTACGCATAGAGCATAGCGTGAAGCTGTGCGACTGCACGCCGACGACGCTGATGGTATACAAGCCGGAGCTGACGACGCGGTTCATCCGCATCTGGAAGCCCTACATAAGGACGATGCAGCGCTGCGTGTTCGGCGGCATGGTGAAGATATATCTCCGTCATCCGTTCGCGGTGAAGGAGAAGACCGGCAGAGAGGGAAAGCTCGACTACGTGTCCCTCGACTGACAGAGAGTGTAAACACAATCATAGATAAATGACAGAGAGAAAAGTGAACGAATACGGCGTGGTGATAGAATCGCGCATCAACCTTCCCGCAACGCTGTCTCTTCTCAAGCCGGGTGAGACCCGCGAGTTCAAGCGCGAGGCACTCGGCAGGGAGACGGCGGTAAGGAACGCCATCAGCCGCCTTAACATCAAGGCGGGCCGCAGGGAATTCACGGTGGACTTCCTGGACAACGGCGCGGGATACGTGATAAGGCGTATGAGCAGCGGACCGTCGCAGCAGCCGTAACAAAAAACAAGGAGGAAAGTATTATGAAGAAGATAATGAAATACGTGGACAGAACGATGGACATCGTGGAGGACATCGTGGAAATGATAGGCTGGGCAGTGGTAGGAGCAGTGGCTTTCCTCGCCCTGGAAGTGCTGCGCTATTAACGCTGAGGCTATGGAAAGGACAGGGAAGTCAACAGCAGCGCGTCAGCCGCTGACACGGCGAGAGGCGCGGATGATAGCAGAGGAGGTGGTGAAGCTGCTTGAGGCAAAAGGCACGCGGAACCCTCCTGAGGAATATATCGACGCGAAGCAGGCCGCGGAGTTCTTGGGCTGCTCCGTATCGTATATCTATCACAATATGGACAAGATACCCTACACAAGCGTAGGAGGCGGGCGCAGGAAGATGTTCCTCAAGAGCAAGCTCGCCCAGTACGCCAACAGGACAGAGCGGATGTAGTAGATTATATAGTAATTATAAGTTTTCATTTTTTAGAGAATTAGGTAAGTTTGAAGAATTCATCGCAACAGCGGCGCAGGCGTGCGCCGGAAAGACCGCCTCGGAGTGATACCGCCGGTCGCTTTTTTCATCTTTTAAAACAAGCACATGCGTCTCCTGCGAAGGCCGCGCATTTTAAACGCGAATCTTTGACATGATGTGACAGCGTCATCCGGACAAGGGGTCCGGGGAGACAACGACAATATAACGTTCCGGGCGGAGGCATCCGCCGGAATGCCAACTTGTTTTATTCATACGAGTATTTTGGTACTGTTTGTAAATTAATATTTTGAAAGTCTGACAGTGTCGTCAGCGGTCCGTGAGGATGCAGGGCGGTGCAAATTGACAGATAGAAGCGAATTTGAAAATTTTGAGGTAAAGGTTCTTTGACCACAGATTTAAAATGATTTTGTTGAGGCTTCCGTCCGCGAGGATAGGAGCCTTTATCGTTTCTTCCCGATCCGGCAGACCGAGACGCTGGCTATCATACAACATACATGAACAAAAATATCAGTTATGACAGAAAGAACAGATACAGCCCACGTCACAAGACGCAGGGGACGTCCCCGGAAGGGAATGAGGACGGCGGCAATCTCGCCCGACGTCTTCGACACGGTGCCGATGATGCGCCTCGCAGGGCGTTACGGCACGAAAGGCATGGCAGCCGCCGTTGTGGTGGTATGCGCAATCTCCGCCGCCGGCTACTGCCTGGAGTGGACGGAGAGGGAGAAATGGCTGACGCTGCGACGGCTGCCCGATATGACGGTGGAGGAGCTGGACGAGGTGGTGAAGGCCATGGCGCTGGAGGGCATCCTCGACGAAAGGACCTATGTACACCACGGTGTGCTGACAAGCCGTGACATTCAGGACCACTATTTCTCCGGACGCTGCGCCGATGCTGCCCTACCCTACATCATCAGCGATGAGGCCGACACCGACATCCTTCACGCCCATCAGCAGGAAGAGACAGCCTCACGGACGGAAGCGAGGGAGGACGTAAGAGTGACGGGAATAACGGCATATACACCCGAAAGGACCGTATATTACTACGGTGATATGGCAATATCCTACAATAAAGACGGATTAAACGCCGAAAAATACGGTATTTACGCCGAAAAATACGCAGACAAAGAAACAGAAAGAAATAAAGACAAAGAAGAAAGCGCCCCCACTCCCCCTAAAGAAGAAAAAGAAATAAAGAAAGAAAAAGAAACCGCAGCATTTGTGCCAAATGCTGTGTCGGCTCGCCCTTCGGACGAATCCGACGCGGCACGAAGCGCGGAAGTTTCGGAGTCTGACGGAAGGGCGGAAAGAAAGGCGGAGACGAAAAGTAGGGAGCCTGAAGTCAATTATTCCGTGGTACGCACATCCTGGAACATGATGATGGACGGCAAGGGTATTCCTAAGCTCAGGTCTGAGATAAAGGGACAGCGTAAGCGGATGTTTGCGGCACGCGTCAGGGAACACGGCAAGGACACTGTGTGGCGCGTCATGCGCTCCGCTGCGGCAAGCTCTTATCTTAACGGCGGAGGATCGAAAGGATGGACGGCGACATTCGACTGGCTTTTCCGTCCTACGAACTTCCAGAAAGTGCTCGACGGACACTACGACAACAGCCGTACTATGAGGATGCGGCGCGGCGTGGTGCTCGGACCAGCGGGTGTAAGGGCGTAATGAAGGGCGTATCATGGCTATAAAATACCGGCTTATGATGTTTCGCGGAGGCAGAAGGGCAATATCAGCCGGACTGCCTGACTACAGCGAATACGAGGCGGCCTTCGACAAGAAGCGCAACCTCTCGACGGACGACATCACGGGCATAAGGGAGATAGACATCCCTACCGGAACAACGAGGGCGCAGGACGAGCTCGTAAGGATGGTGCGGGACGTACGCTACCGGGAACGGCAGCTCACGGCACGTCATCGCGACCGCAGCGCCCGGCTTGAACTGCTTGAGAACAGACTGAAGGAGCGCATGGACACCCTGAACGACCTTATGAAGGACAAGGGAGAAGGATGGCAGCCACGCGACCGCCGCTACTACGAGTTCTATCTGCTCGTAAGAAGCTGGATACTGTGGAAAGACACGATACGCCAGGCACGCCGCTTCATCGTCCGAGCCCGTGACAATCTCTTCCCCGAAGAACTGATGCCTGTCAGAGAGGAAGACATCGACGCTATGGTGGAAGGAAAGGCGGACTGCGAGGCGAAGATAGACGCCTTCATCAGAGAGTATGACCGGGCTGCCATCATAGCGGGACAGCAACAAAGTGAACAAAACGAAACAAAGTGAACAAAACGTAATAAAATTAACAATTATGGAAAAAGAAACAACAAACGCCCCTCAGCAGGGAGGGAACATCATGGGACGCCAGTATTTCACCGACGGCCTTACGGAGAGCGAGATGAAAGAGTGGATGGAAATCCGTAACAAGTTTGACGAGGTCAGACTGCAGAACAGCATCGAGAAGGCGCAGAAGCTCGACGCCATCGACTGCGCACACCGTGGAAAGGTCAGAGGCATAGAGGAAGTGTTCCAGGAGCACAAGAGACAGTACAGGGAAGACCTGACCTTTGCCGAAGAAGCGCACATCAAGGAGGTGCGCTTTTGGAAGGTGAAGTACATGGAGAGAAACGCCAAGCTGGAGGTGGAGCGCCAGCGCGAGTACGCAAAGTTCCGCAACGCCGTAGCCCGCCGTCGCGCAGAAGAGGCAGAACGTAACAACAGGAAGACAGACGGACAATGAAGGACATAGAAACAATACTGCAAACGACGTCAGACGTCAAGAAATGTATGGCAGAACAGAACTTTGTGCCGATGCTGCCATCATCCTCCGTGATTGTGAGGACCACCGTGACGCGTACCACCGGACGCACATTCTTATGGCTGAGGCTTCCTGACAAGTACAAGACAGAGACAACGCTTAGATGGAAGGACGGCTTGGAATGCCGTCTCGACAGGCTGACCTTCGACTCGAAGAAGCGCGTCATGGAGGAAATGCAGAAGCAGCAGGAGTACGTGAAGAAGCGTATCGCGGAGATAAAGAAGAAAGCGAGGCACCAATGATGGTAAGCCGTTATGAAAATTCACCCATGCTGAGGCAGCATTACATGAAAGCCGTGGCAGACTCTGTAGGACACAGAAACTTCCTTGCCCTTGCAGAGAACAGGACAGACGAGGTGGTCAGAACCTTAGAGAAGCTCAACGGCCTGTACTTCATCACCGTCTCCTCGCTGCACAGCGTGGCTCAGGCTACGATGGTGGACGCCATGTCCCAGATGCGCGGCACAAAGTACTTCCGTCATCGTACCAAGCAGCTGGCAAAGGAGGCGATGAAGAAGTATGACGAGTGGGAGAAACACATGCGAGAGAAGCTCAAGGACCGCTATCAGTACTGGCTCGACCTTTCCGACATGGTTTACGAACAGGTGCAGGACGACATCGGGACGCTGAGATTGAAGGTGAAGAAGGTGCTGGAGGCGAACAACGAGAAGGACTGCGAGCTCAAGTCGTACGTTCTCTGCTCCATGCTGATGACAGACGTGGCTGCGTCAGCTCTTGGAAGGTTCACGGCAGAGGTAAGGGAAAGGACCGGCATAAACATAGAGCCGTTGTATCCGGAGCAGACAGCGTCATTCAAGCCGATACACCGTCTGTGGGCTGAGGCTTGCGGACCTATGCTGAACAGCGAGAACGACGAAGAAGTCAATCTGAACGACATCCCGGAGGTGGACGCTGCCATCAAGACCATCCAGAAGAAGATCTACAATCCCGAGACATACAACAAGGCGGGCGAGTACTGTCTGAAGCTAAATCTTCCCGAGGATCTGCAAAACAAGATAAGGAGTCTCGAACCTGACGCTCCGGAGTCGGCCTTCATCAGCAGCATGGGCGACAAGACGGACAATAGTGCTGAGGCTGCCCGTGAAACAGAAACCAATAACAACAAGGAAATACTTGACAGAATGAGAATATATTACGAAGTAAAGGCAAAGTATGTAATGCATGAGGCTGACGGATCCTCCAAGACTACGGAGGAGATATTCATGGTAGAGGCTGAAACGCTCACCGAAGTGGAGAACATCATAGTTGATACCATGACGGGAGAAGACGTGGACGACCTCCGTATCACGTCCTGCTGCGCAACGAAAATTGCTGAGGCTTGCGGCGACATGGAGTCCGAGGTGTGGTTCAAGGTAAAGGTCACCATTCCGGAAGAAGTGGAAGGCAAGAAAGGGAAACGCGTCAAGCATAATCCTTTCTATTACATCGTCGGTTGCCGGCACGTGAACGACGTGGAAGAGATCGTCTCACGCAGAATGGAGCAGCGCAAGATTGCGGAGTACGAGCTGAAGTCGAGCGCTCTCACCAAGATAACGGAGGTGATAGAGCACAAGAAGTAGCCACCTATGACGGCAGTCTCTAAACATAACGCCGCGCCCGGCACGGAGGAGTGTCGTCTGTGTCGGGATTCGCGGCAATGTATAAACGGAACATTCTGCGTAAGGTATGATGCATACGTGGAGTTTAGAATAATAAAACCATGCAGACAATGACAGCGAGCGAAGCGGGAGCACGCGGCGACCAGGTGACGGACGCGCTTTATATAAGAATGTTCGTGGCGCTGCGCTCCCACTGCCCGCGCACGGCAAGAGCCCGCATAAGGGACATAGTGAGACGCAGGGCAGAAATCAACGGCGAGGATCCGCAGGAAGTATACTGTGAGATCCTTGAGAGAATCAACCAAGAATATATAACCATACTTAACCGATTGGATGAAAAGGAACAATGATGAAGACTACCGTAAGATGATACAGTCACGTCACTGGGCTGAACTGCGACGGTACAAGCTGACGCAGAATCCATTGTGTGAGCGCTGTATGGAGGAAGGGCGAACGAGAGCAGCTTCTGAAGTACACCACGTCAAGCCAGTGGAAGACGCCATGACGCCGACCGAAATGCGTCGGCTGATGTTTGACGTGCACAATCTCCGCTCCCTGTGCCATGACTGCCATGTCAAGACACACACGGAGATGGGACGCTCAGGCGTTAAGCACAACAAGAGAGTACAGGCGAAACGTCTGGAACGCTTCAAGGAACGCTTCCTTGACGAAGACAACGAGAGTAAATAACATTAACACGGAGAGACAAGACACAGCGACCTTCACAGGTGCGTCTTCCTATAGACGCGTCCTTCATAGGTGCGTCTTCCTAAGGTGCGTCCTGTGACAGACATGTTGTGACATCAAAACAGCGTCAGAAAGAAAGGGGGAGGGTGTTTTTTAAAAGGGGGTATACCCTTTGTAAACCTCGCCCCGTCCTATTTCCACACGCGTGGAAATAAAAAGTGTCTGGGGGGTGTCACAGTATACGCCCAAACTGTCACACTGTGACACCTGTTGTGACACCTGGTTCAGTCTCTCCAAGATAACGGGATTACCATACCGGCAATGGATGACTTGAAAAAATCAATGCTCGAAGCCCTGAACGCTGCCCATGGCAATGTCAGCAAGGCATGTGAACAGGCAGGAGTAGAAAGAAGGCTGTACTACCGTTGGCGACGGCGTGACCCGGAGTTTGCTGCCGAGGCAGACAGTATCAGGGACGAAATGACCGACGCCGCCGAGGAAAAGCTGATGGAGCGCATCAAGGCAGGAGACACACAGGCCATCACCTTCTACCTGAAGACCCGCGGAAAGAGCCGTGGCTACAGCACCACGATGATTCGTGCCGGCGAAACGTCAGCGGACGGTACTGTAGCTTCCGTAGGCTGCCTCCAGATGGACGAGGAAGAACGGAAGAAGACGGAGAAGAAGGACAGGGAATGCGTGAGCCGGAAGAAGAAGGCGGTGAAGAACAAGAAGGATTATCTGGTGAAGCTGCTCAAGAAGCAGGGCAAGTACAGTCCGGAAATGTCCGTACAGGCACAGATAGCCGCCCGTCTGCTTGTAAGATGCGACGAGCTGGAAGACGAGATATTCAAGGCGTCACACGCAGCCGTCAAGACGGAATACTCCCGTGAAGGCAACGAACGTCAGGTGGTGGCGTCGTCAGAAAAGCTGTATATGACATACATGACCTACGCCCAGCGTGCCCTGCGTGCACTCGGCATGAACACGGACGGAAAGGAAGTGAAAGCTAACGGAGGCGACGGTCTGGACAACTTCCTCAAGGCTTTCGGCGAGGACGAATAAGGGCCGGCAGCGACCGGCGAAACAAAATTCTTTGAATGACTGAGACAGAAAAGCAACATTATCGGGATCTGAAAGAGGACGCCGTAAGAGACCTGCAGCGGATGAAGCCGGAGTACACCGGCTCGTTCGGCTATGCCCTTGCCGATACGGACAAGAGACTGCTGCAGTATGTGGAGGATGTCACGGACAATCCGGAGCAACACAACCTTTACGAGGTACTCGCTGTAAGAAGATTCTTCCGGATGCTCGGGCGTTATGAATGGAAGGCGAAGAGAGTGAAGAAGTTCTTCCGGTTCTACGAGATGCTGCGCTTCAACGGACGCAGCGGGCGAACACGCTACAAGCTTACGCCGGTGCAATGCTTCCAGTTTGCGAACATCTTCGGATTCGTTGACAAGGAAGGACGACGGCTGACACGTCAGGTATACATATTCGTGCCCCGTAAGTTCTCGAAGACCACCAGTGCCGCCTCACTTGCCGTATACGACATGTTGTTCGGCGACAACAACGCACAGGCTTATGTCGGCGCCAACTCCTACGAACAGGCGAAGATCTGCTTTGACGAGATACGTGCCATCATGCGCGACATCGATCCGCGAGAGACCAGCTTCCGCGTGAACCGCGAGAAGATCACGTTCCGTAAGGCTGGCCGCGACGCATTCATCCGCTGTCTGACGGCAAACGCAAAGACGCAGGACGGTCTGTTCGCCTCGCTGGTGATAATGGACGAGTATTCGCAGGCACGCAACACGGCATCGAAGAACGGAGCCGACCTGAAGAACACTCTCACCTCGTCAATGGGTCCGCGCCGAGAACCTCTGACAGTAGTCATTACGACGGCAAGTGAAGTGGTGGACGGCCCGTTCGCTCATGAACTGGAAGGCGTGAAGAGCATTCTGAGGGAGGAGACGCAGAACGACCGCGTGTTCGCCTCGCTGTTCATGCCGGACGTGGACGACGCGGAAGACTCTCCGCTGACATGGCGCAAGGTGCAGCCTCATTTGGGCATAACGGTGCAGCCTGACTACTACGAGGAGGAATACCGGAACGCGCTTATGTCAGCCGAGAACATGATGATCTTCAGAACGAAGCTTCTGAACGTCTTCGCCACCAACGAGCAGAAGACGTGGTTCACGTACGAGAAGGCGGCAAGCCTGTGCTCCGGATTCGACATTGACGGCGTCAGAAGCGGTCTGGACTGTGCCGTCGCATTCGACCTCTCCGTCCATGACGACTTCTCTGCGGTGTCGTACACGGTGTATTCTCCGGAAACGAAGAGATTCTACAGTCATACGGAATACTACTTCCCAGAAGGAGCACTCCGGGGGCATCCGAATGAACAGCTCTACCGGACGTGGCACGAACAGGGTTACTTGAAGTTCTGTGCCGGAGACTGCATTGACGTGAGAATGATAGCGGACGACATACAGCGCCGGGCGAAGACGCTGCGCATTATCCGTATCGGCTACGACGCATACAAGAGCCGCGACCTCGTAAACATTCTGTCCTCGGTTGGAGCCAAGCACGTGCTCATGCCGTTCTCCCAGACGTACGGATCGTTCAACCTTCCGGTCGAGTCGTTCGAGATGATGGCATGGGCGAACCCTCCGAGTATTGTCCTTGACGCAAACCCCATCAACGCCTTCTGCCTGTCCAACTGCGTGATAGACACGGACCGGCTCGAAAACAAGAAGCCGCTGAAATCGTCACAATACAGAAAAATAGACGGCACCATCACAATGCTGATGACCATCGGCCTGATGATGTCGTACGAGAGATAAAAAAACAAGAAACAGAAAAACATTATGAAAAAGGAAGACTGCTGCAGAATATTCAAAGTGGAGGACATAATGGACCTTCCGCAGGCTGTCATGGACATTGTCATGGGCGACAAGAAACGGCGCAATGCCATCTACAAAGAGCTGCTCGACATTAACGGACATGACATGAGCTACGACTGGTTCAGGCAGATGTACGAGGAGGAATTCGCGCAGCGCAAGAAACAGAAGCAGGACTTCACTCCTGTGGAGGTGTCGGAGATAGTGGCCAAGCTGGCTTTGCCCACAACCGGAACCATACACGAGCCGACAGCCGGCACGGGTGGTCTTATCATAAGCGCATGGTGGGAACAGTGCAAGCGTGTCATTCCGTGGGAGTATTTCCCGTCACGGAACATGATAACCGTCTGGGAACTGTCAGACCGCGCCATTCCGCTGCTGCTGCTTAATCTCAGTATACGCGGCGTTATGGGGTATGTCTATCATGGCGACGTGCTTGAGCGCACGGTCAAGGCCCGCTATATATTGCTTAACAAAAATGACGACGCTCTCGGGTTCAGTGATGTTGTTATCGCCAAGCCTGGAGACCGTATTGTAGAACAATAAAAGAAAAAAGGAGGAAGTAAAATATATGACATTCTTTGAAGTTTTCGACAAGTGGCTGGAGGAGCATAAGGCGGAGGTGAAGGATACTACATTCGCCAAATACAGGTTTGACCGCAATACTTTCGCAAAGGTCATCGATGCAGATACGGATATATGCTCTCTTGACGAGATTAAGATGAAAGGTGTTTTTGAGACATTTTGCGAGCTTCAGATGAGCAGCCATTATAGAACCGATTTACTGATGGTCTTCAGGATGGTAATGCGCTATGCCGATAAAAACTTAGGCATAAGCAATCTACCGTCAATAGACTGGAAGGTAAAACATGAAAAAGACAGTCGCAAGAACCCGACAAGACAACGTGTCAAGAGGTTTACTATGGATGAGTATGAGCGGATAATAAAGGTGTTTGAGAGCAATCCCACTCCTGCCGGACTTGTCATTGTGGTTACGATGTTTACGGGTATACGCATAGGTGAAGCATGTGGTCTGAAGTTCTCCGACTTGGATTTCGACGAGGGAGTCATACATATACAGCGTACATGTGTGTCAATAACTAAAGATGTTCAAAAAATACTCCATCCCAACGAAGCTTATGTTATGTCTCGACAATTGCAGTCTCCCAAGAGTGCCACGTCAGACCGTTATATCCCGATGGTGCCAAGGTTACGTAAGATACTACAGAACTATGCAAAGATTTATCCGGATGACTATTTCGTCGCTACGCTAAAAGACACACCGACTTGCACAAGGACTCTCAGGATATGGTTTCAGAATATGCTCAAGGCAGCCAAAGTACCATATCTTAAATATCATTGTCTGCGACACACCTTCGCCACTCAGATGATAGAGAAAGGCGTAGACGTAAAGACTGTTTCTTCCATCCTCGGCCATGCCGGGGTTGAGATAACAATGGACACGTACTGTCATCCGTCTGATGAAGTGAAACGTGCAGGAATACAAAAAGCATTCAAGGGAATACTGAAATGGTAAAACAATAAAGAAAAGACATGATAAGAAAGGGATGTATCTACATTGAAGAACAGCGCAATCTCGGCAAAGGCAGAGAACAGAACGGACGCGGAACAAGCGGACGATTGGTTCGTGGCGTCGGTTTTGTCGGTCAGACAAGACGCAGATGGGTGTGCGAGTTCAGTTATCACAGAAAGCGCATACGATTCCGGTCTACCTGTTTCGGAAACGTGGTCGCATGGCGACTTATGATGCAGCATAGGCTAAGCGATTAAACAAATAAAAAATCAAAACCAACAAGGACATAAAAGAAAGGAGCAAACAATGGCAACAATATATAAAGACGTCGAAGTAAGGATCGACACGGATGAGATATGGGAAGAAGTGCTTGACGAACTGTCTACGGAGGAAATCGAGGAATATCTGGAAGAACGACGTGTGAGAAAAAAAACTCCAGTCGTCTGCACATTAGAGGATGCGGAGAGTGGCTTGCTTGACATAGCCCAATTAAGGCTTTCCCCTAACCTGTTGTGCTGCAAGGACAGTGTCAAGAGAACCATCAACGAGATAATGAATGACTTGTGGTCGTAATGGCAAAAACATCTTACAACCCTATCATGGTCGAGGGCTGGCTACGAGATATACTAATGAATTTGGAGGATTGATATATGATTGACGATATAAGCAAGGATGAGCTGCTTCGTAAGTTGGCAAGCATGGATATTAAGATTGACTTACGCCGACTGCAAGAGTACTCTGCCTATCTGCAAGGTGCACGCAAAGCGGTAATGTTAATGCAAAAGCAATTTCCTGAGCTTTCTAAAGGCAAAGATGCTGTGTACAACAAGGCAGCATTAAGTCTAATCACCGACTCCCTGCGCAATACCGACCTGTGGCTGTCGGAAGTATACGAGATGCGCTTTCGCAATCATAAACGCAACAAGAAAGGCAAACTATTGTCATGTGAGGCTTATTTCAGCACTATCGTATCGTATATTCAAGAAGTAAAATAATAAACCCAAATTATATCAATTTCGTCATGAATGAAGAGCTGACAAACGAGGTGAAAGTGGAGATAGAGATAAATAAAACCGAATAATATATGAAAAAGATAATGTTCAACGACCGCTACGGTCTCACCCAAGCCGTCCTCGAAGGCCGCAAGACGCAGACAAGAAGAATCGCCTTTAAACGCGATATAGACCCTCTTATACAAGGTATAACCTCGGAATCTTTAATCGCAGCCAGGTCTCGGTACAAGCTCGGCGAAACCATAGCCATCGCCCAAAAATACGACGATCTGGTAAAGGACGATGAATTCTACCGTCTTTGTGGCATTCACGGAATGCCCTTGGAGTGCATCAAATACGAGAAAGGATGCACCAACAAGATGTTCGTCCGTGCTGACCTTATGCCCCATCACATCCGCATCACCCGCATCCGCGTCGAACGTCTGCAAGATATCAGTGACGAGGATTGTCTAAAAGAAGGGATTTGGACACGAACCGGAAGATGGTATTGTTATGACATCATAAAACGTGGAGAGGAATATTACGACCCTTATCCCGACCCGCGTGAAGCCTATTCTGTCCTCATCGACCGTATCTCAGGCGAGGGCACATGGCAGTCCAACCCCTACGTCTTCGTCTACGACTTCGAGATAGCTCCCATCCCAAACACATGGAGCTGCCTATCCCCGCTATAGCATCTATAAAACACCAACTAAATTATCATTATGAACAACCAATTAAAACAGTACACAGGTACTAAGACCGTAAAGGCACGCCCCATGACAATGGGCGAAGCCTACGAGCGAAAGCTCCTGAAAGAAGGTGTCAGACCTTCAGAGTGTGAAACAGACAAGGCTGGCTACCTCGTAGAATATGAGGGCGGCTATCAGTCATGGTCTCCTAAGGACGTTTTTGAAGCAGCCTACAAACTTTCAGAGACATTCCTTGACAGACTGATGAACGAGTGCGAGGAAATCTGCAATCGTGGCGAGAAATGCGGAGACTTTATCGAAAGCGACAATTTCGAAAAGTTGGGATATACTGCAAGAATCCTACTCGTTGCACAGGACATGATAATGCACGAATATCATGGGTTACTTCTTAACAGAATAGACGCAGCTAAAGGCGGAAATCTTTGTATGCCCTTCGACTTCGGCACAGCCGTTAACTTCCTCAAAGCTGGCGGCGCCATCCGCAGGAAAGGATGGCACAAGAAATTTGTCGTCAAGCAAGTCCCCTCGCACATCACAGCCGACATCATCCCCAAAATGCAGTCGCTTCCCCAAGTCGCCAAGGATATCCTGATGTACCACGTAAATCCTCACATTGACTACGAAAATCAGATGTTGATCATCCGTAGCGACCGCAGTGCCGACTCATGGCACCCCACCCCAGAAGACATCTTCGCCGAAGATTGGGAGTTGGTAATCCCACCCATTAACAAGTAGATCACGAATATACATGAAGCAATTAAAAGATCTGTCGCAACTGACTCCCGGCTGCACGATAACAAGGATCCACAACGGAGAGTTTCAGACTTGGGAGTATCTTATGATACATCCGCACAATAAAAAATATATTCTTGCCTTAAATGCCTGTACTCAAGAGGCTGATAAGCTCTACGTCCCCAACATGTTGGAGTGTGGACTTTATTGGGTCGGCGAATACGACTCCGATTTTGTCTTACGGGAAAGAATCAGACAATGTGAGTGTAAAATCGTTAATCTTAAAGCCCGTATCAGTGATTACGGTCTGTCGTTAGGCCAATTAGAGGAAGGGTTACAAAATGTCGCTAGTATGACTCAATAAAAATAAAAACAATTATGACAAAAAAAAGAACCAAAGAGAGCATCGCTGTCATGCAAGCATACGTAGACGGCAAGAAGATAGAGATTTTTGATGAATCTGCAGATGAGTGGATTGACATCGAACACCCGGTATGGAACTGGTACAATAAGGTATATCGCATCAAACCCGAATCCTCCTACCGTCCCTTCCGCAACGTCGAGGAATGCTGGAAGGAAATGCAAAAGCACCGACCCTTCGGCATCATGAGCAGCAAGAACAGCAAGGATTACATGTCTTTTATGTCTCTCAACGACGAAGGCTGCGACTTCTGCGGCTACGAAGGCGAAAACTTCGAGGCTGCCTTCGACGACATCCAATTCGCCGACGGCGCACCCTTCGGAGTCAAAGTGGAACAATAGAATAAACATTTGTTGAAAAATATTTGCTCATTTCCTTGCATAATCAACAAAAGTTTATTACCTTTGTATTGTGAAAAAACAAATACAATAGCATGGTAAAAAAGAATAAATCAAAGGAACTTAAAGAAAAGGAAAAAGATTTGATTTTCTATCTTGAGTATTGGAACAAGTTCCCCAGTACTTACAAAAAGATAGCACAAAAAGAAATCGACGAACTGGAAAACGACATCAAGAACGGCTGAAAAAAGAGACTCCTCCGTCACAAGGAAGGAGGAGTCTCTTTAAAAGACCTAAAAGATATATTATTATGACAGAGATAAAAGACAGAATCAAAGAACTTGCCGAGCGGAACCGCAAGGCGACAACAGAGGAAGAGCGTGCTGCTGTAGCGGCAGAAATGCAGTCTCTAAGGGATGAGAACGAGAAAGAGTTTACTGAAGCTCTTGAATCGCTCATCGAGACGACATCCAAGGAAGCGGAAGAACTGCGTATGGCAGAACGTCTCGGCGAGATTACGGACATGGTTTCGATGGCGTACATAGCGAAGACATACTTCAAGAAGTCGCGCTCATGGCTTGCGCACAAGCTCAACGGCAATACGGTCAACGGGAAGCCTGCCAAGTTCTCCGACGAGGAACTTGAGACCCTGCGTTTTGCCCTCAATGACATTTCAGACAAGCTAAGCTCAATGAGCAAGGCATTGTGATTTGTATTTTGTTTTTTCACACAACAGCCTCCGGTGTATCGAACATTGGAGGCTTTTTCGTTTCTGAAGCCCCTGATTTTGGGGATAACAATGTGATAACAATGTTATTTTGACAAGGCTTTAAAATATCATTGTTATGGCTTTGGAGTAATGCGGAATTTCGCTAAATTTGCGTCAGACAAAACGACTTCTTTTTTAGGTCATAACGATATACTTTACAACTCCGGCGAACCTGAACAGAAATTCTTTCTTCCTCCTCTGGGACGGTGAGCCGGCTTTTTCTTTTTTAAGACATGAGTCACAAGTGGTGGCAAAATATCAGGAAACTTTTCAAGCGCGACTCTGAAAGCCTGTCTTCCAGCAGCCGCAGAAGACTCGCTACCTCCGGTGACGGAAACATCCTTTTTTCTCCTTATGGTGACGGTTCGGCAATGGCGGTTGCTACTGTCTATCGCTGCGTGAAGCTTCTCGGCGATTCCGTCGCAAGTCTGCGTCTTCAGTACATGCGGCGCAAGAACGGACGCTACACTGAATACACGCAGAGCAATCTCCATTATCTTCTTACAGTGCAACCGCAGCCGGAGATGTCAGCCGTGGCGTTCTGGTCGATGGCTGTGCAGATGATGCTTGTTCTCGGCAATGCCTATATATATCCACGTCGGATAATGGGAGAGATAACGGACCTTGTGCTCTGTTCTCCGCATACGGTGTCGCATGACGCCATTAACGGCAAATACCATATCACTGACAGCTACAACGGCGTGTACGGAACCTTCGACGAGGAAGACATCATACATCTTTATCTCCATACCAGCGACGGACGCAGGGGAGAAAGCGTACTCTCGTATGCCGCGCGTACGATGCAGATAGCAGCGTCCGGCGAAAGGGAGACCGGATACCGTTTTCAGAACGGAGGAAACGTGCACGGTATCGTATCGAATGATAATACCGTGACAGGATTCGGCAATGTTCAGGACGACCAGCTTGACAACGCTGCAGAGTCGATGGACGTGAGGTTCCAGTCGGGCGAGAGAATAGTCTCCGTCCCCGGCAACGTCGAGTTCAAGCAGATTTCGCTCTCGTCCACCGACATGCAGTTCCTTGAGACGAGAAAATTCACGGTGCGAGAGATATGCCGCTTCTTCGGTGTTCATCCGTCGTTCGTGTTTGACGACACAAGCAATAACTACAAAAGCGCAGAAATGTCAAACGTGGCGTTTCTGAGCAATACCCTTAATCCGATACTCCGACGTATAGAAAGCGAGCTGGAGCGCAAGCTTATCTCAAGAGCGAACTGCTGTCAGGAGAAATTCGTGTTCGACCGCCGCGGAATATACGCAATGGATCTTCAGGCGCTCGCCGACTACCAGAAGAAGACCATCGAAAGCGGCATCTACACCATCAACGACTGGCGACGCATCGAGAACCAGCCTGAGGTGGAAGGTGGCGACACCGTGTACGTGTCGGCGAATATCAAGCCTCTGGGTTATCAGGATAATGCTGTGTCAGGAGGAGAACAATCAATGCAATAAAAGTATGATAAAGGAAAGAACAATATCAGTAATGTCCGGACTCCATCTGCGTGAAGCGACGGAGGAAGGAAAGGAAAGCCGCACGATCGAGGGTTACGCCCTGAAGTTCGGTGTACGGTCGAAGCTGCTCTGCGAATGGTGGAGAAGCTATTATGAAGTGCTCGAGCCGGGCTGCATCACCATGGACACGCTGAACAAGCAGGACATACGTCTCACCATGTTCCATGACCAGAAGATCATCCTCGGAAGAAGCAAGAACGGCAGCGGCACGCTGAACTACGAGGTTGACGAGGTGGGCGTGAAGTTCTGGGCTGAAATGCCCCGTACGGCTGACGGCGACAAGGCTCTGGAGCTGGTGCAGCGCGGTGACATCGACGGATGTTCCTTCATCTATTCAACCGATGAGGCTGACTCAGAGAATGCGGTAAGCTATGAACGCACGAAAGAGAAGGACAGCGACGGCGATGACATCCTTATCCGTCACGTGAAGCGAATTGACAACGTGTACGACTTCACCATAACTCCCAATCCTGCCTTCGAACAGACCGACGTCACACGTCGCGAAGTGGAAAGGACAGGGGTGTCGCTTGAGGATGTGCATCCGGTGGATGCGGAGAAGAAGAGCCGGGAACTGAAGGAGCTCCGAGAGGTAATAGACCGCAGGATCGACTGAGCGTACCCGTAAATGGAATCATTTTGTTTAATTTTAATTTAAAGTTTTGTTTTTATGAGTAAGGTAAAATTCAACTTCCGCGAAGCCTACGAGCGTATTGACGCTATCAAGGCTCGTCTCAAGGAGATGGCTGAAGGTCTTGAGAAAGACAAGGCCCGCAGTGAACTCACCGAAGCGGAGAAGGGAGAAAAGAAGGCTCTCTATCGAGAAATGGACATCCTTGAGATGAAGATCAAGGCCAACACCGAGAGCATCGTGGTCATGAAGCGTGAGGACGCAGAGGAAGCGAACCGTCAGATGAGAGAGTGTATTTCCCAGAACAAGCGCTTCGAGCTGAAGATCAGCCGTGCCGTCGCAAGCGACTTCGGCGGCAACACTTCCGGCTACCTCAATCCGGACGCATCGACAAATCCAGGCCCTGTAACCATGGGCGACATCGTGAAGCCTCTTTACGGCAATCTTATTCTGTCCGCCATCGGTTCTCCTTTGCTTACCGGTCTTAAGGGTAACTATCAGTGGCCGGTAGTGGAGGCATTCGAGGCAACCATCAATGACGAGGGCGCCAAGCTTGGCGACACCAAGATTCCCCTCAGTAAGCTCATCGCGAAACCGGAGCGTATCGGCGTGGCGGTTCCTATCACACGCGAGGCTCTCAATGAGACTGCGGATCTTCTTCAGACCGTAGCCACACAGTATATGCCTGTTGCCGTCGCAGCGCTCATGAACAAGATCATGTTTTCGAAGACAAAGGTATCGAACGCCACCAATCTTGTGGGTCCGTTCGTCAATCTCAAGGCAGCAAACAAGATGGAATATACAGGCGAGGTTCCGACATACAAGGAACTTCTCAATCTCAAGGGTCTCGTCCTCGGTTCCGGCATCATGCCCGAGGGTCTGTGCTACGTCATGACCGAGACGGAGAAGGCTCTGCTTGAGGGTTCTCCGAAGTGGGAAGGTTCGAACCAGGCTATCGTGGATGACAACGGCAAGATTGCAGGCGTGCCCGTCTTCTGTTCTCCTTACGTGGCAGAGGGGGATGTCCAGTTCGGTTCGTTCAAGTATGCCCCGCAGGGTATCTTCGGCGAAATGACAATCATCGTGGATCCTTACACTCTCGCCCGCAAGAACTCCATCGACTTCGTGATAAACCTCGACTACGCTCTGACCGTACTGCGTCAGGAGGCGTTCGCGCAGCTCAGCAAGCACGCAGGTTAACCAGGTGAAGACAAAAGGCTGTCATGACAACAATACCGTTAAGTCTGCTCAAGAAGCATGTCCGCGCCGATGATTTCGACACCGACGACGAGAAGCTACAGCTCTATCTCGATGCAGCCGAAGAACAGGTGGTTCTGGCAACGAACCGGACCGCCGACGAGCTTATAAAGATGGGCGATGGATCCCTTCCTCCGTCCATCGTGCAGGCGGTTATGCTGATGGCCGGCTCGTGGTACGACAACGCGGAAGGAACGCAAGGCGTGCAGCAGCACGAAGTTCCCTTCGGCGTGTCGGCACTGGTGAAACCGTTTGTCAGGATACGCCGTTATAAGGAAGGAGACGAGGAATGAAGGCAGGCAGACTCAAATATAAGCTCATAGTGAGACGCCCTGTAGTGACGGCGAACCGCTTCGGCGAGAAATCGACGGTATGGGAGCGCTGCGCTACGGTCTGGGCGGAACGCCGGAAACTGACCGGCTCGCGGTCTGACGAGGTAGGCGAAGCCTTTGCCGACTATCGGACAGAGTGGAACGTGCGGGACGCCCATCATATTGAAGAAGGCTGGCGTGTGGAACACATGGGCGGGCATCTTTACACCGTCGTCTCCGTCATTCCGAACATTGACAGAGGTTTCAATACCTTGGTCTGTGAGAGAATAAACGAATAAATATATTAAAGCATGAATCATGGCAAACAACAGAGTCACAGACATAAAGAATCCGTTCAAGGAAGTCTTCGAGGCGCTTGACCTGAAAGAGCAGCGCAAGGCGATGAAGGGTGCCATGAGACGTGAGGGAAACCGGGTAAAGAGAGCAGCCGTAGCCAATCTTTCGTCGTCTCCGGGCGGCAAGGGAGGCAGACCTCTCGGAGCCGGAACCCGTCAGAAGGTGTCGCGCGGCATTTACGTCCGTACCTATCCGGAACGCTACGGAACGGGATTCATGGTGAGCGTGAAGCCGCACGGAAGAATCAGAGGCGTCCATCAGAACCGTCAGGGATATCTCAAGCCGGTGCTCATGTGGGCGGAAGACGGCACGAGGAGCCGTAACGTAGGCCGCAGGAAGAAGTCGTTCTTCAGCAGCAGCCGATGGAGCGGAGCCAAGGTGCGCAACTACAAGCGCAGCGGTCATTCCACCGGCTATATGCGCGGTTACCACTTCCTTGAGAAGACCGAGCGCGAGACGGCTGACGGCGTGGAGAACCGCATCTTCGACGATTTCAGAAAGAACATTGACAAGGCAGCCCGCAAACGCGGCCTGTTGGATTAAGAGAACAAGGAAAATGGAAAAGGAAAGGAGTTCGCTAAGTGCAGGCATCGTCATTCGTGATGTCCTGCTGGACAATGAAAAGGTGAAGGAAATCACATGTAATATCATTCCTGTATTTTCTCCTACCGAGAATCTGATATTGCCCTACGTGACATACAGACGTCTGAGGCTTGACGGCAGAACGGCAAAGACAGACCCGCGCAGAGCGGAAAGCGTGGAGATGGAAGTGGCGTGCTACGCATCTGGTTATTCCGAAAGCGTTGACCTTGCTGAGGCTGTGCGAGTCGCTCTCGATCACAAGACGATGTCGTCCGATGGTCTTAGTCTCCGCAGCTGTACACTTGTTGACAGCAGTGAGACGTACGAAGGGGACGCTTTCGTCCAGGTTCTTGTTTTTGATGTCAGAGTATAAACAAATTTAACACATAACAATATGGCAGAAGTAAACGATTATGTAAACGGCAGCGACCTGCTGCTGAAGGTAGGCGGCAAAGCCGTCGGTCATTGTACCTCGCATACGCTGACCTTCAACACCGAGACCAAAGACCGCGCCGTCAAGCCGGCGGCAAGCGAGAAGAAGTCGAAGGGAATGTGGAAGGGCAAGGGTGTCACCGGCCTTAGTATGTCCATCAGCTTTGAAGGGCTTGTCTTCTACGGCGAGACAGAGAACGGTTACGAGGAGATTGCTCCGCTTTGGGGTAAGGGAGCCAGTGTGGAGGTGGAGGCGTTCAAGCGAGAGAAAGACACTACTCCTTACGTCAAGGGCAACTTTGTCATCGCGTCACTGGAACAGCAGGCTCCGGCGCAGGATGACTCTACCTACAGCGGATCTCTTGAGAACGACGGAGAACCCGAGATTTATCCGGGCAAGACTACAACGGGCGAAAACGTATAACAGATATGGCAAAGCTTACAATAAAGGTCAACGGCGAGGAATACCCTTGCCGTCAGACCATGGGCGCAATGCTGCGCTTCAAGGAAGAAACCGGAAAGGAAGCCACCGAGATTGACGGTAGTCTTTCTGACATGTGCGCATATCTGTTCTGCTGCGTAAAATCGGCATGCAAGAGAGAAGGCAAGGAGTTCGACATGTCGCTTATGGAATTTGCGGACAGTCTGACTCCGGAGGACATCACGGAATGGACGGAATCCATAAACGGCAACACAGAAGACCAGGAAGATGCTGGCGCTGAAAAAAAAAGTTAGGCATCCTTGAACTGTTGGGTATAGCCGTTGGAGAAATCGGCTTGCCCTACAGCGATTTCTGCATCCTTACACCTGAGGAGTTCAGTCATATATACAAGGCGTACAGCGAGGAGCGGACGGCGCAGTATCAAGACGGTTGGGAGCGTATGCGTATGCTTGCGACAATCACCATACAGCCGTACGCGAAGAAAGGACTAACACCCCACGGACTTCTACCCTTTCCATGGGAGAAGAAAAAGCCGGAGTACACGAAAGTATCCCCGGCTGTATCTAAGGAAGATGCGTTAAAGCGTTTTGAGAAAGTGTTGGAGAAGACGGGAAGGAATCAGTAACAGCCATCTGGATAGTCAAAGTAGCCTTCGTTTGGGTCTATATCCGTGGATTTCATCCAAGCGAAGAAGAATACGGCGAAACTGATGCTACAGAATAGTAACGATGATATTTCCAATCCTACGACCATGGCATAGATGATGGAGGCAATGAGGGACAATAACGCCCATGCGGCAATTGTTGACCAGCGTTCACGTCTTTTGTCGTATTTCGTTGGTTCATCCTCACCGATAATCTCAAAACTGATTTCGGCTTTGATTTCCTTTGGATGTTTTGTTACTTCATTCGTTTTCATTGTGTTGTACCGTTTGATTTCTATCGCAAAGATAGAAAAAATATCGGTTACTTAGTTGCTTATACATTAAAAATATGGCAAAAGAAATAAAGTTTAACATTAAACTGAATGTTGACGGAAAGGAAAGTCTGGTTTCTGCCACTTCTTCAGTGGAGGAATTGCGCCGTGCGATTGACGTGTCTAAGACAAGTGCTCAAAAGCTGACCTCGACTCTGGTGAATTTCAATCAGAAGGTCATGGCTTTTCAGAATATCAACAACTCGGTTTCTCAGCTGGCCGGAGCCCTTAACAGTGTTACGGAAGAGAGCCGTAGTTTCGGCGCTGCCATGAATGAAGCTAATACAATGGCAGGAAAAAGCGGCGACGATTTTTCCAATCTCAAGGAACAGGTGGCCGACTTGGCAAAAACAGTACCTGTAGCGCGTGACAAACTTGCGAATGGTCTGTATCAAGTCATAAGCAATAGCGTCCCTGAGGACAATTGGCTGTCATTCCTCAACACGTCAGCCAGATCTTCGGTTGGCGGTATAGCTGATCTTGGAGAGGTAGTGAAGGTTACGTCAACGGTAATCAAGAACTACGGACTCGAATGGGATGCAGCCGGAGATATTCAGGATAAAATACAGCTCACGGCAAAAAACGGCGTAACATCATTCGAACAGCTTGCCGGAGCTCTGCCACGAGTGACCGGCAACGCTGCTACGTTGGGCGTAAGTATAGACGAGCTTTTGGCAAGCTTCGCCACGCTCACGGGTGTAAGTGGAGATACGAACGAGGTGGCGACGCAGATGGCTGCGATTTTTACCGCTTTGGTAAAACCGTCAAGCGAAGCATGCAAGATGGCGCAGCAGATGGGTATTGAGTTTGATGCGGCAGCTATCAAGGCGGCAGGAGGTTTCAGCAATTTTCTTACCGACCTCGACAAGAACGTCAAATCCTTTGCGCAGAGCAGCGGCATGCTTGAGCAAGAGATTTACGGAAAGCTGTTTGGAAGTGCCGAGAGTCTGAGGGCGTTAGGGCGGCTTACTGGACAGCTCGCACCCAAATTCAAGGAAAACGTCGGTCTTATAAAGGACAGCGCCGGTACGATGGACGAGTCGTTTAACGCTGTAGGCAAGAGCGGTTCTGCAACCTTGCAAATTCTCAAAAACAAGTTTGCGGAAGTTACGGATGTCATATCATCAGCTTTAGGAGGCATCATGCCGTATCTCGATATCACCTCGCAGGTCGGCAGTTCGATTGTTTCGTTGCTCGCTTTAAATCAGGCGATAATGACATTTTGTGGCGTCAATGTATTGGCAAAGATACGTGTACTTGCCACTAATGCAGCCTTGATTGTATCAAGATCCACAATGATAGGCACAGCAGCCGTGACAAGAGTGCTGCAAGCTGCGTTTACGGGTGCAGCTGTCGGAGCCACTACGCTGAAAGTGGCTATCAAGTCTCTACTTATATCCACCGGCGTAGGTATTGCCATCTGGGCACTGACGGAAGCCATATCTTATCTTGCGACATCTTCTGACAAGGCAGCAGACAGCATAGACGGTCTGTCGGCTGAGGAAGAAAAGGCAAAGGCGTTACGTCAGCAGGAGATACAGCAAAGGACGGAGATTGTATCCGCTATTAATACGGATATAGCCAAGCTGAAAGAATTTAAGGGTGGCAAGGAAGCAGAAAGAAAAATCGTCGCTTCCATGAACAACACCTACGGCGAGACTTTGGGATATTATTCTACTGTCGCACAATGGTACACAGCTCTTACAGCCAACAGTAAGGCTTATTGCAATCAGATGATCAACGAAGTCAAGATACGTAAGCTCGCCAATGAAATTGCAGATCTTGATGAAGAAGAGAAGGGTGTGCTGTATGATGGCAATGGAAAGAAGAGAAAGTACAGCACAAAAAGAAAAGTACACACAGAAAAGACAACTTTTTCTTCAGGAGTAAATGGGGAGAAGGTTACTCTTTATACGCCGGTAGAAGAAGTGGGTTCCAGCGATCTTGACAAAGCTACCGCTACAGTAAAGTCAATTCGTAACAAAAAACAGACAAAGAAAAACGAGTTAGAGCGCTTAGTAAGAGCAAACAACGCCATCTCGTACAAACAGACTGCCGGATACAGTGCGGCTCCTCCGCAGACAGGAACTTCTTCCATCAACCCCAAGAACGGAACTGTAGGCGCAAAAAACGGGAATGTCACTCCTCCACCCGCAGAAGGTTCGATTGACTGGTACGACAACAAGCTTTCCGAAATACGCAAGAAAATCTCTGCTTCTACCGATGAGGCTGCTGCAAAGTCACTCCAGGAAGAATACGACAGGATAGACGCCCTGCTGAAGGAGAAGAAACTCCGTATCGGAATAGAGAAGCAGGAACAGCCGAAAGACGTGGAAGAAAAAAAGGTTGGGGACTCGTATTTCAACGAAACCGACTATCGAAGCAGAGAACCGGAATACATACGTAAGGTTTACGAGTCTGCCCAAAATAAGGCAAACCGTATACAGACGGATCTTGAGATAGGTCTTATAGATAAAGGTGAAGCCCAACGTCAGATTGATGCGCTGAACGAACAGATATCCGGATTGAACGGCAGTCTTAAGCCCCTGAAGCTGGATGTCGATGTAGACAAGAAAGGATTCGACAAGGTGTTCGGCGATATCAAAAGCGGATGGGGAGGCATCCAGGGCGTAGGCAACGGCATTCAGGGCATAAGTGATGCCTTGGAGGGTGACGGAAACGCATGGCAGAAAATAACCGGTCTGATAAACGGATTTATCTCAACGGCGGAAGGCGTACAGGGAATTGTGAAGCTGTATCAGATGCTTACTGCTGCAACAACGGCACATACCGCTGCATCGACAACGGATGCTGCGGCAACGGCTGGAGAGACTGCGGCATCGACCGCCAATACTGCTGCAAAGAGCGGAGAAGCTATAGCCAACGCCACTGCCAGCGGCGCGAAACTGCCATTCCCGGCAAACCTTATCGCTATTGCTGCAGGTGTGGCAGCTGTTGTAGCGGCGCTTGCAGCCGTTTCCGGTTTCGCTACCGGTGGTGTAATCGGCGGCTCTTCAACTTCCGGTGACAGAAAGTTCGCACGAGTCAATTCCGGGGAAATGATTCTCAACAAGTGGCAGCAGGCCCGCCTGTTCCAGATTGTCAACACCCCGCATTTTGTACCGCCTACGTTTACGGTACCTACACAGCAGAGGGTGGACATTCCCCGTATGGCAGAACTTGCGCCCAACATTCTTGATATTAAAGTAACGCTGGAAGGCAGGACGCGCGGCACTGATATAGTACATACAGCCGAAAATGTCCGCAAGATAGCCTCTAAATCCGGACGAAGGTCCAGACTTGTATAATCACGCTAAACATTACAATATGTATATACACGGAGAATTTGCCAGTACGTCAGGCAATATTATAAAGGTGGAAATACTCACCAGAGGAGACCGTTCCATCGTCAGGGAGATTGGCGTGGAAGAAGACGGCATTCTCTGGCAGGACGACCCGGTGGAGATAAACAACGAGATGAACGACACCTTCGATCATCTGTTACGTCATAGTGCGACTATACATATATCGTGTTCATCTTTCATCAGCGACTTCTACAATACAACTTGCCGTGACGCTGTCGTCAATATACGCCGTAACGGGAGGATGGTGTTCGCGGGATTCATCGAGCCTTTGGCATTTTCGCAAGGATTTTGCGAAGTATGGGACGACGTGGACCTCCACTGTATAGACGCCATATCAGCCTTGCAATACTCAAACTATCTCAATATAGGACAGGGCGGTGATACATACGACACAGCAATAGGAAAGGCAGGAATGCGATCGATGTTTGACGTTCTGAACGATACCATAGGCAAGACAGCTGCCACACTGGATATCAGCGGGGACGGATATTCCCTGCTGTACGACGGAAGCAAATACAATGATAAAGGCAACAGATGGAATGTCTTTTCGGAGATAATGGTGTCAGAACTCCTCTTTCTCGGTGACAGTGAAGACGACATCTGGACGGAAGACTCTGTTGTGGAAGAGATAATGAGATATCTTGACCTGCATATCATGCAAGAAGGCACTACGTTCCGGATTTACGCGTGGGAGACTGCGAAGGGAAATGACGGAATAGAATGGAGGGACATCCGGAGTCCGAGAGAGACGAAGGAATCAACGACGCGTAACGTTACAGACATTACTTTGGACATCGTTGATGACGATAAGACCGAGATTGAAATTGACGAATCCTTCAATAAGCTGGTTCTTAAATGCGATACCAAAACAATGGATTCCATCATAGAATCCCCTCTCGATGAAAGCAGTCTGTCTTCGCCTTTCTCCGGGAAGCAGCTGTATCTTACGGAATATTCATCCGACGGTGAAGGAATGAAGGCGTTCGCCGCCTTCTACGAAATGATACACGAAGGGACAACGGACTACGATGCGGCAAGCATAACAGACTGGTACGTGTGGGTGATGAAGCATCCTCAGTGGACATTCCGACCTCAGGTGGTCTCCACTACAGACGGCGGTGTGTTTTCTCCATATTCCGGAGAAAACAAGAGACAGAATGCCCTACCCGACCATCTCGGCATATACCCTGGCTCTGCAATCATCAAGATGGGAAAGATAGTGACAAAGGCAAAGACGAATGACAACTCTCCTACTTCGAAGGTGGATATGAGCAGCTGTATGGTTATATCAATACATGGTAACCTCAATGACAACAAAGACATAACCTATCCGAATGAAGACGTTATAAAGTCATGGATTCCATGCGCGGTCTACACTGGCAATAAGGCGGGCGGGGTCTTTTCGTCAGCGGATGAGTCCGTAACGAATTACATCGTTATCTCCGGAAACATCGTCCTGGCTCCTGTCATGAAGGTTACGGGCGAATACAAACTGCTGCATGATAAGGAAGAATGGAATAATGAATTCTCCGCATGGTGGCATAAGACCGTACCTTCACGTACTAACAAGGATGGCAGATACTACACCCGCAAGTACTGGAAGACAGAAAGACCGAATGATGAACCTCAGTGGAACGAAAGCTACGCTTCCGGTCTGGTGCCTTTTACCAACGAAGGACCTCAGAACTATAAGTTCAACTATTGTACCATAAAAGACTCGTCAGACAAAATCTCCAAAGTGGCCATTCTTGCCTGTATGCTTGTCATCGGCGACAAGTGTGTCGTTGAAAAGCGAATCGGAGAAACATTCTTTCCTGGAGACGTACCGGGAACCGGAGAAGGGAAAATAACAGACTACGCATGGAGGCCGTATAAAAAGCGTGAAGAATGCGCGAATGATGACGAGTATTACTCCCAGTCTTTCACCATCGGATTCAACCCCAAAATCGGCGACTACATCATAGGACAGGAATACGATATACAGAACAACATCAGTTATCGGATGAACATAGACGCCGAAGGTACGGCTATACCTATCAAGAGTTCTGACAAGCTGAGCGGTGCTGTAAAGTTTGAAATATTAGGTCCGGTGAACGAAGTGTGGAACGATGTTACCCGCCGTCACAAAACATGGTTCAAACGTGAGAAATGGAAGGAGAAGGACGTTTCTCTTCTTGCTCACACAGATAACATTATACTCAAGGAATTCGAAGTAAAGCTTTATAGTGACAGCGGAGGTTATGAAAGCAACAATGACGATAACGATATTATCTACATGAGTGACACTGCCGAAGGGTTTAGCAACGTCAAGGACGATCTCGAATTCAAATTGACAAGCGACCTGACTTCTGAAGAAAGACAGCTGTTGGGAGTGTCAAGCGGCATATATCTTTCTACTCCTCTTCTTGCTTCCTCCGGCAATGGATTGTTAAAAATCCGTGATTACAATACAGGAGAAGAGGCGAAGCCCGAGCAGTTGTATATAAACGCACATTACGACGACTGCCATGTTCCGAGAGTGACTTTAAAACAAAACATCAAAGACGAAGAGTGTGACGTTTCCTTGTTCGACCATTACAGGCATCCGGCTATGAATAAAGAGTTCTGGATTACCGGTTTTGGATACAATCTGAAATACGACACGGTAAATTTAGCATTACGCGAGATATGATAGATATCAAAATATTCTCAAAGCCCAAAGGCGCCAAGATATCGTCTGGAGGATCCTCGTTTGCTTCCGTTTCAGCGGCAGCTCCAACTGGCAGAGCCGCTGAGGCTGATCATGCAAAAACCGCAGATACGGCAAAAACCGCAGAACTGGCAAGACTGGCAGAGATGGCGCAGGATGTCAGTCCGGATGCCCCAGAGCTCAAGCATTATTTGCGTAAAGATAAAGACGATGAAGCTAATGGTGTTATCCGCTTCCTTCGCGGTCTTACCGTTGGAAGGACTGGGGACGGATATGGCGTGACGGGCGAGGGAGCTGCCACGCTGAGCAGCTGTGTGGTGGAGAGCGTGCGCAACGCTGAGGCTACCGACGAGGACCGAATCATCGTGGGCGGCAAGGGCTTTGACCTCTATATGGGCAAGGACGGCAAGAGCCACCTCTACATTGACTACCTGACGACAAGGACGAAATTCTTTGCTGCGAGTGCGGAGGTGAGAAAGGTGAGCTATTCGGGCGGTACTACGCTCTTCTCAAACGCTGGCAGCACAATAATGAAGGTGGCTCACGTACTGGATGATGCAGGAGTGACTGTCGGCTACAAATGCTATGCTGCTGCTGATGACGGCACAACAAGGACGGCGAACTGGTGGCATGTGGGCATGATGGTGCTGTGCCAGACCTTCAACGTGAAGGCGGGTGATACGGAGAACCTTCAGAACCGCTACTACTGGCGCCTTGTGGTGGGCACGGGACAGGAGACGTTAGAGGACGGCAAGCTATATGACTACGTGATACTGTCAAACAAGAGAATGTTCATGGGCAGCGAGGCTTGCGTGCCGGTGACATCGCAAAAGGTGATAGGCGCTGACGGCAAGGCGTTAGTGTTCGGCGACGTGATGATACAGGTGACCACAACGGGCGAGAAGCAGAGCTTGGCGGCGGTGTTCGAGGAGCAGGAGGGCAAGACTACTGACGACGGCAACAACACCATAGCAAACCGCATGTTCTTCGGCTACGAGCCAGCCGCGGACGGAGGAGAGCCTGACGTGCCGCAGCCTTACGACGTGATAGTACAGGCAGGAGACCAGATACAGTGGAACCGCTTCGGCAACCTCATCAAGCTGACGACATCTACGGAGGACGGAAGCGACAACGGAAACGCGCCCGCCATTGCGATGTATCATGCGATGGGTGCGCCTTACAAGACGGGAGACACGGTGAATCCGTACCAATGGAAGACGCTGACTTCGTTAGATTCCCCTCTCCTTGTACTCAAGAATGCCAAGAACTTCAAGTTCTTCACCGATGACAACCCTGACAATATCATCGACCCTGTGACGGTGACTTACGACCTTGTACCATCCTCGGAATACATCATCCGCAAGCCGAACTCACAGACGGCGACACCGAACGACATTACCTTCACGCTGACAAAGCGTACGGGCAACGTGTCGGAAACGATGAAGGATGGATATTTGCTGACGGCAGACTACACTACCACGGACGGTGCAAGCAAGAGCGGCGTGGCGATAAACCGACTGTCCGACATCGGCGTAAGCTTCTACCTCCTCGCTTCGGTGACGGTACGGGCAACGGTCAAGGCAGACAACACCGTCATCTCGCACGTCCTGCCTGTTCTCTCGGACGGCGATAAGGGCGACCGCGGTGATGACGGCATGGCGTATCAGGTAGTGGTAACGAGCAGTGCGGGAACGGTGATGCTGAGCGGTACGTGGAAGACGGTACTGACAGCTACGCTGCTACGCAACGGCGTGGACATAAGTGATACGGTGAGTGACGGCTCATGGTCATGGCGCAGGTTGTCTGCGGACATGGATGATGACGTCAGATGGAACGCCCTACATGACGGTATAGGGAGAATCTGCAATTTGAGCCGCGATGACATTGCGCGTCAGGCGCAGTTCGAGTGCGAGGTTTTGATATAACAAGGTAACTATTATAATAAACAAAAACAACAACCAAAAAGAGATTTTATGGCAAAAGTATTAGCTAACGGTCAGATAACCATTGTTGACCTTAACGACGGTAAAGCCGTCCAGTGTTTCACACAAACATCAAAGGGCGAGACCCAGATATTCACGCCTGATACTGGTATATACACTCCGAACTATTCGTCGAGTGCCCCTAACGTTATCACGGCTCGTGTGTATGTGACCGGTAGTTCCACCGATCAGGCACCGACAGCGGCATGTACCGCGTGGGCGTGGAAAGTGGACGGAGCAGCTGCCACCCCGGTGAGCGGAAAGCCATTCCAGCTCAACATCGTGAACAACATCCCCAGCAACGGTAGCGTGAAGAACATCGAGTGGTCATGTACGTATACGGACCCTGAAACAAAAGCCACAACAAAGTGTATCGGCTACAAGACAATATCTCTTGCGAAATCGGGCGGCGCGTTACGGACCGTACAGATAGAGACTCCAGACGGCAATACCTTTGACTCGTCGAATAGTGGCAAGACACTGCGTGCCATAGCCAAGTTCTTCCGTGGCAATGTTCAGGACACTACGCTTACAAGCATGACATGGGAGGTTCTGAATGTCAGTGCCGGCACTTGGAGTGCGGTGGCTGCTGGCAACGCAACCATATCTAACGGCGTGAGCACCTTGCAAGTAACCGCCAACGACGTACTTAACTTCCAGACTTTTCGCTGTACTGTCAAGGATGGTGCAGACACGGCTAACGCCATCGTCACGTTCTTCGACGCAAGCGACCCGTACGTCGTGGAGGTTTATTCGCTGACCGGCGATAAGATTGTTAACGGCCAGCAGTCTACAGAGCTTTTTGCCCGCCTTTGGAAGGACGGCAAGATGGTGGAGGACGGGTCAGCTGTTAAGGCAGACAGCAACCATGCGTCAAATTACATCTATAAGTGGACCAAGTATAATTCAAACGGTGTGGCTACGAACTGGAATGGCACGACAAGCCCAGTGAATGCTTCTACAAAGCCGTATGTAACGGTGGCGAACGCTGACGTGACAGTGAGAGGCACATTTATCTGTGAGGTGTCCAAATAGGATGCCTCGCTCATAAAAATGCGAAAAACATGAATATATGGCAACAATACTTGCAATAGGATTTATAACCATCGTGGAACTGAAGGATGGTGAGAAAGGGGACCGCGGTGATAAGGGGGATAAGGGCGATCGCGGTGACGACGGCACTAACGGCAAGGATGCAGTGGAGTTTATTGTCAGTAATGCTCCTCTTGTGTTCGACACAGACGAGAACGGCGTGGTATCGGCAAGTGTCAGCAAGACTGCCACAATACAAGTGATGCGTTCCGGTAAGAACATCACATCGGAGGTGAGCAATCTCTTCCCGAGCAACAGCAACATGGGCTGCGGAAAACCGACGCTGACAAAGCGGACTGACGGCATAGACGTGACGATATCGGGAGCTTCGGTAAACAAAGACAGCACGCTCGGTGTGAGTGTTACGAGCGGATACGTAATCGCGTATATGGCAATCGGAAGTACGCTATACTCTCAGCAGATACCCTTTTTGGTGAACTTGGCAAAGTTTACGGGGACGATATCGGCTGACAACAAGAAGCTGCGGACGGACTATACGGAGCTGACGAACCGTGTAGGAGCAGTGGAAACGGACGTAAACGGCATCCCCATCAAGACGCAGGGCGAGCTGAAGAAGTATACCTCGACCATTGAGCAGACGGCCCGTGAGATATCGCTGAAGGTGACGGAGGAGACAGTGAACGTGGCACGTAACTGCATCGTCGGCTCGGCGCTGAGGGAATATGACGAAATAACGCCAATCAACGGTACGGAGAAAGTGACGATAATGACGCAGGGCGTGGGTGGTACTAACTATGCCCAATGCTACTGTATAGGAGCCACTGCAAACTCTTGGACGGGCCTGTACTTCAAGGACGTGCGCGTGAAGCCGCAGACAAAATACATATTCAGCGTATGGATGAGAATGACGGCAAAGCCCGACAATGGCAGCTACGTGGCTATAAAGACATACAACACCTCCGTGCCCGTCACGGAGGTGGCACGTATCCCGTTCCCTGACAGTCAGACACTGAACGTTTGGGCATTGTACAAGGTGGCGGTGAGCGTTCCGGCAGCATGTAACCGCCTTCTGATAGAGACAGGCGTGAGAAAGAACGGAGCGATAGACCTGTGTCGTCCGATGCTGGAAGAAGGCGATACGTACCAAGGCTGGAGCCTCTCGCCTTACGACGTAACCATAGACGATGCAGTGGTGGCGACAGGCTTAGACATCAAGAACGGCATCATCAAGGCAACGGCTGATAAATTCGAGATAAGAAACAACAACGGCGAACAGACGGCTGCCGTGAACGAGAAGGGACGCTTGGAGGTAAAGAGCGGTTTGTTTTCGGGTTTTATAGTGAAGAAGATGACGACACTCACTCCTGATAACATTTCCGAATATCTTAAAAGCTCACAGAGCAATGGCTATTTAAGCATGGACTTCTCGGCAGCTGGCTCATACGTGTGCTTTACGGGCGCGATGAAGGCGAAATATGGAGACGATTATCCTTCACCTGTACTTCCTTTTTACAATATAGGCAGTATAAGTGCATCACTCGGCGTAACGGCGGAAGAAGCAATATCCTACATAGGACAAATCGTGATAATAGCGAACAAGAGCGACACGACGGTAAACGTTATTGGCGGAGGAACTATCAAGGGTGGCGGCACACAGTCGCAGTGGATAGAAACGGGCTACATGGCTGTGTTGGCTTGCGAGTTCGAGTACACATCGGTAAAGAGCTATAAAATAGTATGGAATGGATATTGTGTAAAAATATAAAATATTAAGATATGAAAAAGATACGTATAGGCAATGACATTAACTTCCGATGGACTGTCAAACGTGACGGAGAGGCAGAAAGCTTTGAGGGGAAAACTGTCAAGGTTCTGCTGCGTAATACGTATGGCCGTCGTTGTGATATTGACTGGCATACAGAACCAGGCGGTATCATCGCTGGCACGTGCTACGGCTCTACGCAGCAGAACCTTGGAGCGTACACCCTCACATTAGTTGAGAACGATGGCGAACGAGGCATGAACACTGTAGATAAAATTGACGTATGGCAGCTTGTGGCACAGCAGGATAGTTCTGTTATGGAGATTAAAAATGATTGTGCCGGTTCGCAAGTAGAAACCGTCACGGCTCTCATAGAGTCGGAAATAGGCCTTGGTGGAGCAGCGCAAGTGACAATAGATGTGGAATTAAACGAGGAGTCATACAACGCCATCGCCAATGCGTCTGTAACAAAGGCTTTCAAGGAAGTGCGTAAAGATGTTGACTCTTTGAATTCGGAAATGAAGGAACTGAAACCACGTGTTGAGACGTTGGAAGAAGTTAAATCAGAAGCAATAGACCCAAAGGGCATTGATGATGCCTTTAACGAGAGCATATAGCATTACAATGAGATTTTTACAATCTATATATCAATGTTTTATTAATTAATTTTTTTAATAATTATGGCAAAGTATTTAGACGAGAATGGTCTGTCAAGACTCGTTGTGAAGACCAAAGAGTATGCGGATAATTCTTCCGCAGCAGTGAAGACAGCTGTAGGTGACTATACCGTCAACGGCAAAAAGATTAGCACTAACCCAACGATTACAAAGGCTGATGTGGGCTTGGCTAACGTGGACGACGTTAAGCAGATACCTGCATCGGAGATGGGTAAGGCGAACGGCGTGGCAACTCTCGGCACTGACGGCAAACTTACAGCGGCACAGATGCCGGCAATGAAGACGGTTAACGGTGAGAGCGTCGTGGGTTCTGGTGACATCAAAATAGACCTGTCACTCTACAAGGTTGTCACTGACTTTCCTACGTCAGACATTGATACCACGAAGATTTACTTGAAGCTTGCTTCAAGTAAAGCTGACAAGAATGTCTACGCGGAGTATATTTATACTGGTGACACAACGGCAGCATACGACGCATCAAAGTGGGAAAAACTGGGTGAGGCGCAGACATCAATTACCGTGGATACTGCATTATCTACATCATCGACCAATCCGGTTCAGAACAAGGTTGTCAACTCGGCTATCAAGGGTTTGAAGACATCTGTAGATAACGTACAGTCTGACCTCAATAGCAACGTACAGACCCTTCAGGGTAAGAATGCGGAACAGGACAAAGAGATTGCAAAGAAGCTAAACGCGTCAGCATACGTAATTGATGCTGCGCTCAATGCCGCTTCAACCAATCCAGTTCAGAACAAAGCGGTAAATGCTGCGCTCGCCAACAAGTTGGACAAGTCATCCTATGTGGTTGATGCCGCTCTTAGCGCATCATCCGCAAATCCAGTACAGAATAAGGTTGTGAATACTGCGCTTGGACAGAAGGTAAACACCACCACCTTCAACACCGAAATGGCGAAGAAGCTCGACAAGACCACTAAGGCTTCGGACACCGTTCTCGGTCTTGTACAGACTGGTCATGTCGCTTCAGACGGTGAGCTGCCGCTGAAGGTGGACTCTGACGGAAAGGGCTACGTGGTAATCGAGTCAATGTCCACAGAGGATATTGACGCATTGTTCAAGTAGTTAGTTTCAGGGGGTATGTCAGAAAGCATCTTTTGGGCATACCCTCACTTACTCAAAACCTATAAAACGTGTAAGTATGAAATATGTAGATGAAAAAGGAATAAAGCGTGCCGTAAACACATTGTTAAGTTTAATAAGTAATTGCGCTACAAAGGACGTGGCGACACGTGAGAATGCAGGCTTGATGTCATCATGGGATAAAAGTCATCTTGACTTTATCTATGATGCTGACAACCAAAAAATTAATGCTTTTGCAATCCCTGGTGAAATGAAACAAGTTCTTGAATTTTCGGGATTTGTGAGTGTAACAGTCTTAATGAATGGTGTAGATAAGTATGCGGCAATATACTTCAATACGAAAACGAATACTTTTGTCGCAAAATCGGAATCAAACTATTATGGAACATGGGGAGGGGCTGAAAACTGGGGAAACCAAGGAATAAATGGTGTCAGACCTGTTGCTGGAAAAATATATGTCAATGGAGGAGACATGTACAGATGGGACGGTAACGCCCTGACTTTGCTCAATCCTTCTTTAACAGTTGATACATCGTTAAGCGACACGTCGGTCAACCCAGTACAGAACAAGGTAATATACAATGCTTTAGCAGATAAATCTGCAACGTCGCATACACACACCTTGTCAAGCTTGGGTATGTATGTAGCACTGTCCAGTACAACCACAGGTGGATGGGATATGATAGGCAAAGACTATGCGACAGGTGTTTGGATAAAGGCATTGAAAGGAGCCATGAATGCTCCATCTTGGTATGCGCAGAGATATGCGTCGGGGATAGCGTTTGGTGGTGGAGACATAAAAGCGGTTATATCTTTGTCAAATTCACTGCCGCAGGTGCGTTTCGCGTCAGGTGCTGGAACTTCTCCACAATGGTGGTTTGGTTTGAAAGGAACAAAAGAAGAGGAGTATAATCTTGACAATATACCGACAAGGAAAATGGCAGCGCAGGCAGAATTGTCTTCCTCAGCATCATTAACAACCGTAATAAACAAAGTAAACGCTATTATAAAAGCATTGAAGACGGCAGGAATAATGAACTCTTAAAAAGGGATTTGGCAATGAACGATGAGCCTCACTGAGCCTTTCTAAGCCTATCTGTGCCGCTGCTTAATGGGCGCAAATAAGAAACAATAACTGACAAATAACAAATAAGAAGATGACACCTAAGGAATTTTGTAAATGGATGGCTCCTGCGGCTTATAATGCGGACATTTCGCCCGTGTTTATCATTGCTCAGGCGGCACTGGAGAGCGGATGGGGCAAGAGCGCTATCGGCAAGTATAACGTGTTTGGTATAACGAGAGGCGGGTGGCCTGTAGAGAAATGTCTGCTTGTCACAACGCATGAGTACTTCAAGACTAAGACGGTGAGGTTCACAGCGCCGGAGAAGGTGGTGAAGATAGAACATGTGGCTGGCAAGGGTCTGTATAAGTATACTTGCAAGCGGCTGTTCCGAAACTACGCCACTCTTGGCGAGGCGCTGAGAGACCATGCGGCTGTACTGAAGAAATCGTGGCCTGAGGCCTGGGCGTATCGTATGAGTCCTGAGAACTACGTGAAGAAGATACAGGAGGGGCGGAAAAAGTATGCGACGGCTCCGAACTACGTGGTGACGATGGTGAAGATGTTCGGGACGGTGAGAAAGGCTATGAAGGAGGCTGGACTGAGCTGCTGAGAGACTGGGCAGCTAAGCCTCACTAAGCCTTTCTGGGCCTCTTTACGGGGCTGCTTGGTTTTTAGGAAGGATTATTCTTTTGTTTGGGATTTTTGTTAATGTAAAAAAGATTGATTGGATGGTTAATAACTTGACTACGGGGACGGGTAAGGCCGTCGTTTTGGGGACAATGGGAGGGGAGGCGCTGTCTGCGCTCTTCGATCTGAGATGGATGTTGGTGCTGATAGTGGTGCTGATAGTGGCGGACTTCTGGTTCGGCGTGAGCGAGAGTCTGCATAAACATGAGCATTTCCGCTTTTCGAGAGCGGGCAGAAGAACGTGTAACAAGGCGGTGGATTATATCACCTACCTTATATTAGGTTCGGTGCTCGGTCTGGCTATCTTCGAGCCGTTGGGGTGGACGAATCATGTGGTGACGGCGGCGGTAGGACTTGGCTTTGGGTGTGTATGGGAGGTGGACTCTATCGTCGGGCATGTGTGTGAGCTGCACGGCGTGAAGAACAGATTCTCGATAAAGCGCTTTATCATAGCGCTGATGAAGAAGAAAGACGAGGACATCGGCGAGGCTGTGGAGGAAGCGATGAAAAAAGAGTGAAGGAAGATAAAGTTTTTAAGGAGAAACGGTTATGATGGACGAATTATATAGTAAATTTGTAGGAGCACTGTGGGGGATGCTGCTCTGCCTGATGGTCAGTATGCTGGCCGGCTGCGGCGCGAAGAAGCCTGCGGTGCTGACAAGAACGGACAGCGTGAGGGTGACGAAGGTGGCGAAGGACACTGTGTACTGGAACCGCATAGTGCTGAGATACGTGGAGAGGGCGAAGACGGACAAGACGTGGAGCAGAGACTCGACGGCTACGACCGTGGACGAAGAGGGAAACGTGAAGAAGACGGAGGCTTGGCACTGGAGGGACAGGTACGTGGAGAACTCGCTGAACACGCTAATGAAGGACAGCTTAGAGACGTACAAGGCGATGGTGGATTCGATGGCGAACATTGGCAGAAAAAACAATGACGTGCCTGTGCCGGTGGAGAGAAAGCTGAGCTGGTGGGAAAGGAACATCGAGAAGCCCATCGCGTCCTGCATCGCTGTCATAATAATAGGCGCTGTGCTTCTGCTGACTCTCAGATATGCGAGAGGAAGACTGAAGAGCAGCGGGAAGAAAGAATAAAAAAAAGGAAATTGTTTGGATTATTAGATATGGTTAATGGCTTTAGTTATTAGTTTTTTAATTTAAGGTTAATAGATTTGTTTCAGGTAAGCCTTGCCCGTCCGTAGAGGATAGGCAAGGCTTTTTCTATAAATCTTCCACTCTCCTACTCCATATTGTAAAATTAAATTTTGATACTATCAGATTTATTTGTATTTTTGCAAATGTATAAGCGTATACCGTAAAATCATTAAATTTGACATGTTGAGGTATCAATGTATGCAATATGATATCGTAAATAAAACAATAAAGATAAAACATTGATAACATGATAGTTACGTTTCATTGGAAAATTCCAACGGAATCACTTTGTGACACCATGCGGGTCACATCGGAACAAAACAACGTCAAAGAGGATTCTACTTCGGTAGTATTCTCTTTGTTGGTAGTGTAAACAGAACTGTGTCACGGCTCTGATTTTTTATTCTTTCCCTCTTATTTGTGTGCAGATTTCATATCTGCATACAAATAAGAGGAGCCTTTCAC